AATACGACCCCTGGGATGAAAGCAAAAAGCCGCATAATGTAAAATAGGGAAAAGTCAGTTGCGTAACTGTGATGTGACTTTACGAAACCTAATTCCCTCGAATGTGAGGAAATTAAAACTCGGCAAATCATCACCTTATATAGCCAACTCTGGTAACGTGTTCGGGGTGCGAGGACAGTGTGAGTAATTAGCTGTCTAGCGTACCACGTTGTCGACCTTACAGGTTGCCAGTGCCAGTTCTGCGGTTGAACCTTAGAAAGGAAACCAATGAAACAAATCACAGTCATAGACTCTAGCAGCGATATCAAAAACAAACTTCCGAAAGAATATAGAAACATGAAAGTGAGGTTCTTTCAGTACAGTCTAGATGCGTTTTATTATAAAAGTGACGACATATCTATTCTCGCCGATTGCGAACATGTAGGAGGCGACAATTGTTATCCTCAAGAGTTGCTATACGAAGAGACCGTTGAAGAGTTGTTCAACAGTAATGAGTGGAGTATGTTTATTGTATTCGACAAACGTAAGGATGATAAAGATGAATGATAAAATATCAAAACTAGAACTATTTTCTGGAATAATTTTTATATTTACAATTGCTCTTGCTTGTTTAATTGTTATTGCGGCAATCTAAATGGACAGGCAAATTAGAGAAACACAAGGACGAAGAAGATGGATTATAAATTATCGAAAACAGAGATGTTTCTGGAAATAGTTTTAATAGCAGCAATTGTTGTTGGTTTCGTATTAATTGGTTGGATAACTATAGTTGACATGAGTGAAGACAGGCAAAGAACAGAAACTAAGGCTCGATGTAAAACAATTGGTGGCGAGACGGGCTATTTGAAATGCTACAAGGACGGAAAGGAAATCTAATGTATATTCCAATAATCACATTCCCTCAATCGGTAGCAATGTCTGTATTAAAGTGGTTTGCGAGGGATATTATTACTTGTGATACTATAGATACAGTGGATTGGTAAGTGTTATATTGAAAAAGAGTAGCTGCTCATAGGGTGGCTACTTTATTTTATAGAGATAAATTGGTATAATAAGAACAGGTTATATTAGATAGAAAGGGTAAGACGGGTGAGTGTATTCTATAAATCGATGCCTAGATTAAAATCAGACAAGTTTAAGGAATATAAGAGACGATTCAAGCGTGGTAAGCCTTGTGCTCACTGTGGTAAGAGGTTGCCATCAAGTCAAATGTCTATCGATCATATCATACCAATCGAGCAGTTCAATGGCTCACCTTATGATAAAAGTAATTGGCAAGTATTATGTCTACCTTGCCATCGTATCAAAACTATGAATGAGAATATTGAATCGGCTAAGCGTAGGTCAGAGGAGAACAACAAAACGCCTATGCCGTACAGTGCGGTATTTGGTGCTATATTGAAAAAGGAGGGTGATGATGCAGAAGATTAATGCAGATGGGACAACAGAGGTGTCAAAAAATATTAAACAAGATAATAGCGATAAAGCCAGCACAAGGCAACTGGACACTTCTGGGGTTAAGCGAGATGAGAAAGGGCGATTTACTGAGGGCAATGTACCAATAGCTGGTTTTCATACTGGACATGGGCAGAGAAGCGACGGCAAATGGAAGAAAGAAAACAGTGTCAGCTATCAATACAATCGTATGCTGGCGATGACGCCCGATGAGTTCAAAAAGTTTGAGCCAACTACCAACGCAGAGGCTATTGCCAAGCGACGTATTGAGCGTGCTATCCGTGATGACGACGAAAGCCTCAAAGAAACTAAAGAGATTACAGACCGCACTGAGGGACGAGCTAAGCAGGACATCAGTATTGAGGCTGATGAAAAAGCCGCACCACTAATCCGTGGTTTTGTCATTCCAACATTACCAGAGGGCTATATTGATGAGCAAATTGCCAAAGCCAGAGCTAATAACGAGTGAGCTACAAAAGTACCGTGACATAGGCTACTGGACGCCGCTACCTGGCCCGCAGCAGCTAGCTGTAGCATTATCACGAGACAGACGCTACCGTGAGATACTGTACGGTGGGGCACGTGGTGGTGGCAAGACTGATGTAAGTATTGCTATCATTGGCGACAGGTTCAAAGACCCTCGTACGAAGCAGCTTGTTATTCGTCGCAACGCAGAGGACCTATCAGACTTTGAAGACCGTGCCAGTCAAGCCTATCGTATCTTTGGTGCTAAGCTCAGGCGACACCCGATGATTATTAGCGGTAAACATACAGGGCGTGTGCTTGGTGGACACCTCAAGGATGATGACGCATACACGAAATATCAGGGGCATGAGTATTCACGTATCAACATTGAGGAGCTAACGCAGATACCGAAAGAGTCGATGTATGAAAAGCTCATATCATCAGCACGTAGCAAGTACAATGACCTATTCCCGCAGATATTCAACACAGCCAACCCTGGTGGTGTTGGCATGGCATGGGTTAAGCGGCGATTTGTCACACCAGATGTACAGAAATGCGAGGTATTGAAGCATAAATATTACTGGACAGATATTTATGGAAAGCCGCAGGTGACATATTGGCAAACCGTTATTGAGCGGGAAACTGGCATATGGCGAGCTTATATACCAGCAACTATCGACAGCAACCCTATTCTGCTTGCGAGCGACCCTGTTTATGTTCAACAGCTAGAAAGCTTAAAGAATAGCGACCCAGAACTGTATGAGGCGTGGCGTTGGGGAAACTGGGACATTCAGTTTGGTGCAGTGTTTGAGGAGTTCAGGCGTAATAAGCATGTGTTTGATAGATTTAGCGATTGGGGCATTGATCGCAAGCAGTTTGACGGCTCATGGAAGATTATGGGTATGGACTGGGGCTATAATGACGAGTGTGTGCTGCTGTACGCTACATTTGACCAAATTACTGAAACACACGAGCGTGCGTTTATCTATCGTGAGAGACATGATAACCACAAAAGCCCTGAGTGGTGGGCTAAGGAAATTGCAGAGCAACAGGATAGAGAACCAGTGGACATTATTGCATTACCTCACGACGCATACAGCCACCTAGGTGGTACGGAGCCTATCGCCGATATCATCAAGAACGAGTTAAAGAAATTATCACCCGACAAGCAACCAAAGATTGTACGAGCCGACAAGCTAAACCGAGATCTGAAAAAAGCCAGCGTGTACCGCTTACACGATATGTTCGCCGATTCACCAGACGGCAAGCCAGGCATACAGATCCACCGAAACTGCTCATACCTCATCGATACGTTGCCGACCATCGTGTACGCCAAAGATAGTGGCGGTGAGGAGCTAGATGCAAATAATGAAGACCACGCACTTGACGCACTGTTTTACACCATCATGACCGCAAATAAAGTACGAGGCAAATTATTCAACCCATCGTTCAAGCTGAAAAAGACACAGCAGAGCTACTTAGCTGGCACTGGTGTGACGCATAAAGACCTTGGGTACGATGTCCAAACGCTCATTAAGAATGCTACTGAGCAGCGTAAGCGTGGTGATTGGCGGACTAATTAGCTTATTTTGACAGGGGTATATACACATTAGCGTGGTACACTAGAGATAGAAAGGCTTTAAGCAATGGATTACGATAAAGTATTTGACGATTCATCAGTAGACGATATCACAAAAGAAACAGGTGTCATTGATGACCGCCCTGTTTTGTCTATTCAGACAGAGGATAGAGAACTTATTGCTAACTTCAAGCGTTGGATTAGCGATAGCCAAGCATATTGGAATAATACCAAAGGCTACAACCTGGAAAATGTCAGAGCCAGGAATGAACGATACTATCTTGGATATCAGATTGACGAGAGCAAGCTGTACAATTATCAGATACCGTTCGTAGACAACCAGATCTTTGTTGGTACTCAGGCAGTGATGGCGTATGTGACAGGACGTGACCCAGCGTGTGAAGTCACACCACAGGACAAAGAAGTACAGAGCATGGTCATGGCAGAGGATTTGGAAACTGCCATAAATATCCACAGTGAGCGACATAACTTAGCTCGCAAGATTAAAACGTCTACCAAAAATATGTACACTAAGCGTATTGGTATCATCAAGCTATATTATGATGCAGACAAAGACGATATTATACCCGTAGCTATCGACCCAGCCAATGTTATCCTTGATAAGGACTGTGATCTTGGTGACGAGCCGAGGTTCATTGCTGAGGTATGTACAGCTACGGTTGCTAAACTAATCCGTCTATTCCCAGAGCGTGAAAAACAGATCATCGCAGCCCTAGGACGTGTACGCAAGACGCCAAAGTTGTTGGGCCAAACAGTAGCTTACAATGAGGTATGGTTCACTGATGAAAGCGGCAGCGAACCGACAGAGTGCGTAGCGTGGTATTTCCGTGATGTTGTTTTGGACAAAATCAAGAACCCGAACTATCTGTATGATGAGGACGGTGTGCAAATTGAGAACTTTATGGACGTACCAACTAAGCCATACGTATTCTTCAACTACCTCAATGACGGTAGCCACCTGATCGACCAGACCACACCGATTGAGCAGGCGATACCGTTGCAAGATATTCTTAACAAGCGTGGCCGACAGATTGTAGAGAACGCCGACACCGCAAACAGCTTGTTGGTGTTTAAGAGCGGTGCAATCCCTGATGAGCAAGCGGAAAATATCACACGAGATCCTAACCAAATATTGATGTTGGATACTGAGGACGGACAGCCAGTACAGAGTGCATTTGGTGAGATTACGCCGCACTTGTTGCCAAATTACGTATTACAGGACAAGAATGATGTCAAGAATAGTATCCACAACATCCTTGGTACACCATCACAATTCCGTGGTGATGACAGCAAGCGTGAGGTTGGTACACTAGGTGAGGCTAAGATGGTGCAATCACAGGCGAGCGGCCGACAAGACGAGATCGTCAAAGAGATTGAGTTTAGCTTGAACCGTTACTTTAGATTACTAGTGCAGATGATGAAAGTCTGGTACACCGAGAAACACGATTTCTCAACCCGTGATAATGATGGCAACTTTATGTTTGTGCAGCTATCCCGTGAAAGTATGCCAAACGTGGCTAACATTACCGTATCACAAGGCAGTATTATGCGTGTAGATAAAGAGCGACGTGAGAACATTGGTATGGCACTAGCGAAAATGGGATTGATTGACCCATACAACTTATTCAAAGACCTTGGACTTAAAGACGCAGACAAACGATATGAAGCACTTGTTAAGTTTAAGATGTCGCCAGATACGCTTGTGTCTGATGTTAAGAGCGAGGTTGCAGATCGTGACGCTTACATTGACTTCTCACTAATTATGAACGGTAAGGAGGCAAAGCCACGTGATGATATCACACCAGACCATATTTACGCACACCGCAAGCAGCTGATGACAGATAAGTTCCTGTATGCTGATCCGAAGCGTCAACAGGCAATGTTAGAGCATATCGAGCAGGAGGTCATTGGGTTGTCGCAGCGTGCCAAACTTGAGGAAGCAAGCGAGCAGGGTATATTGGTTGACCCTAACGTGCCTATTACACCTGAACCGCCTGAAGTACCACCAATGCCACAGCCGCCAATGATGCCGCCGCAAGGCATGCCGCAAAATGGCGCACCAATCCCGCCTATGCCTGACGCTGGAACTATGCCGCCACAGGGTGAAGCACCAGTACCACAAGTACCGAATGGAGCACCTGATGTTGGTATATTAAATGGGTTGATGGGAGCGTGATATGAATACTAGCGGACTATTGAAAAAATTACTATCTAGCAACGCTGATGATGTCGCTAACCGTCTATCATCTAAATATATTGATGATGCGGCTAGAGTGGCAAATAACATAAGCAACTTTAAAAGCCCAAAAGAGTATGCGATAGTATCAAGCAATAAGCCACAGCGGATAAGTTTGAATGACTTAACACCAATAGAGACTGGAGATAAGAGTGTTGATTGGATTTTTGACCAGTCTAAGGCTAACCCTATAATCGTAGACCAGCATGGCAGAATACTGGATGGTCACCATAGATTTTATGCAGCAAAAGATGCGTTTGATGCGGACATGGCTAAGTATAATTCTGGCAATGTGCCAGCAGATTTTTTGGAGAAGCGGTGGGGAAACACCGATTTTGGTGATATCAATGCCGTTGTAGTGAATAAAGAAGGTTTTGGTAACGGCTGGGCAGAAGCTATGCCAGTAAAAAATAGTACCAAGTCATACCAGGAGCTGTATGACTTATACAATGATTATGCCAAAAACACTAATCATGCTGGTGAATTTATTGGAGATACACAGGATATTGACAGGATTTTGCAAAAAACTAACTCAATTCCATCAAGGCAGCATATTATGGAAATTGTAGACCATGCGGTTCAGAATGGAACACTCGATGATGTTTATAAAGCTGCTGCAGATATGCCAGTGTTAGCTAGAACAACGCATACTAGACCAACGTCGGGCGGCGGTTATTCGCCAGTAGGGGTACAGAGGCTCAGAGACCTGAATGAACTCAACTTTGGATATGGCGGTAGAGGACAGCGTGAGCAGATGTTACTTGACCCAGAGATGCTCAATCAGGGCAGGCTAAGCGGTATATCTAAGAATCTTGACGATATTGGTGATGTGCCACAACTTGCATTTATGGACAGAATATCTGCTAAAAACCCAGGTAGGAGCCTGCCAGATATTCAAGAGATGGCGTTACGAGAAGCTATGCCAGAAGAGTTTCACATGCCTATCAACAGCCGTGAAGATTTGCAAAAAGCTATCTATGGTAATGCATTGGGAGATTTGGACACTCATCACTATGCAGAGCTGAACTCTAATATTAGACCTCAAGACGTTGCTAGTGTTAGGTCGTTACCAAAGGGCGGTATGCCGAAAGATAATACATTTTTGGATGATATTGCTCAGCGGCTATATGCAACTAAGGGCAATCCTAAAGCCACTAGAGATCTAATAAATAAGTATATGCTTGCATTTGGCGGTGCTATCCCAGCAGGTGGTGTGCTTGCAGGTCTAATGGGAAGTAATGACGATCAGTCTATGGTATAATCATAACGCCACGGTATGGTAGCCGCCCTGGTTTCCCACTTTACAGGGATAATACCACTAGTACAATATGGTAGAGACAATCAGTTTACTAGGGCTGATTGTCTTTTTATGTCATGTTTTGTACAATGTAACTATATTATTAACTACGTGGGGGTATGAATGAACCAAGATATTCAAGATCTTGCAGAAACAAAGCTTGACAACCTGATGTCACAGGACGATCAAGCTACTCCTCAGGACGAAAAACCTGAAGATACTAACAATAGCCAACAGGAGGGTGAGGAAAACGAAAATGAAGCGGGCACTCAAGCCAATGACGCAGAGCAAGAAACGCAAAGCGATGGAGAGGGCGAAAAAGAGACAGACGATGAAGAAAACGATGATAACCAGGACGAGGCAGGAGAGAAAGAGCCAAAAACACAAGGGTTATCAGATGACGAACTACTAGCCGAGCTTGAAAAGCGTGGTTTGAAAGTCGCCAAAAAGGATGAGGATGACAAGAAGTCAGATGAGCCACGTCAGCCACAGCAGTGGGAAAAGCGACCTAGCGAAGTACCAGAGGACACCTGGAACGATATGTCAGCGGCTAATAAGTATATTTACAATAGATTGCCATATATCACAGTGACAAGCAAGGACGGTGATACGTTTAAGATAAAGACGCCAGAACAGTTACCTGATGATTTTGAGTTTGCTAGTAAAAAAGCAGAATCGCAGTTTATGTCAGAGGTGACAGCACAGAGTAATCGTGCTGAGAAGATGGCGGATGAGCTTAAACAATACTTACGACAACGCCAGACACAGACCCAGCAGCAGGAGGAAAGCCAACGTGTGGTTGCAGATGTTGAGCGTCTACAAAAAGACGGTATTGTGCCGAAGTTCACAGCCAAGCCAGGCACGCCAGAGTTCGATAGTGATGAGGGCGTAAAGGTCGCCAATGAGATTTTGAAGTTGCGTGATGAAATAAATGCTGATGGCAACGAGACAATTAGTGTTTACCGTGCTGGTCAGATTTACAAAGGTATGCACCCAGAGCTATACCAGAAAAAGCAGACAGTAGCCAAAGGCGATGCAGAGCGTAAGCAGGCGGCAGCCAAGATTAGCGGTAGCACAGGTGGCGATAATAAAAGTAATAAAGCGTCACAGCGTCGTAGGTTTCCACTAGGTGTAAGTGCCCGTGATATAGTTGACGCATATGATCAGGATTTGGATTAAAGGGAGGTAGAAAATGGAAAGTAAAGAACAGCAAAATGATTTACTAACAGCAGAGCAACTGCTTAAAGAGACAGAGATTACAACAACCGCTAGTATGTCAATGGGTGAAAAGTTACACAGTATGTTTAAGCGTAACGATTTGGTGCGTGTCAAAAATATTGATGACAAGCCAAGCGGTTATGTTTTTGTGAACCCAGACGATGAGGTTGTGCAGATGCCAGACAAGGCAACTCGTCGTGTTATCCCAGGTAAGCCGCAAGCAGTTGTGCTACAGTCAGGTGAGATCAAGGTTATATATGGCTGGCAAGCTTATATCGCCCTTGACCGTTTATGGAAAGAGTACGCACAGCGACGCAGTACTGCTGAGCAGAGCTTAATTGGTGACGACGTGGCACGTGATGAGTTTTTGAATAAGTCATTCCTAGGCTTGTTTGATCCGAACGCAACCGAGGAAGTGGCAAGCGAAACGCCAAAGACCGTTAAGACTGCTAAGCCTGTTAAAGCAGTAGCTAAAAAGGCGGCAGATAACGGAGATGAATTAGGGTTTGACGAATAACGCCCAGAGATAGTTACAGATGGCGTGTTATATTGTAAATATATATAGCACGCCATTTTTGTGGGAGAAAGGAGAACATATGGTCGAACGACAAAAAACAGGATTGACTGACATTGAAGCTGGTAAGCTAATGGCTGATGTCGAGCACATTAAACAATTGCAAGAGCGACAGCAGCTAATGACTGAACGGATACTAGAAAAGGTAGACAATTCTATGACACAAGAAAAGGCAGATGAGCGGTATGTACTGCAAAAGGACATACAAGGACTAGTGTCTTTGTGGGGTTTTATCGGCAGTACGTTCGGCAAAATGGTAGCGACCGCACTGGTTGGTGCAATCATTATATTGACTTATCAGATGGTAAACTCAACTATGACAATAAAGGAGCTTGAGCAAAATCAAGTTATACAAAAGGGGAAGTAATGAACGAATTATGGAAGTTGTTGATATTGTGGTACTCAAGTGCAGCACTTGTTGGTGCTTTTGTGGGCGCAATGTTGGCTTTTGGTGTCAGAGCGTTATATAATAAAATTAAAGATTATATCACTAGGAGGTGGTAATGGCATATCAAGAATTAACACAATACAACTCACCAAACTACACACCTGAGTCACAAGTGCCGTATGTTTATGGAATGCCACGCACAATTGATGGTGTGACGTACCATTGGTGGGGAGATCCAGCACAACAACCTCAGTTTGACGGCATCGTCAATTGGCTATGTCGACCAAACGGAAACTCATCAGCACACGTAGTAGGTGAGGCGGGACGTATTGCTTGGATTATCGACGCAAACAATGCAGCGTGGCACGCAGGAAACGCTAGAGGCAACGCAACGACTGTTGGCTATGAGTGCAACCCACGCTTAGAAGATGGTGATTATGAAGTAATGGGCGAGTTCCACTACGATATGGAGAAGGCTTATGGCAAACGGCTACCTATTTATGTACATAAGGAGTGGTTCAACACTAGCTGTTCACCAATCGATAAAGGACGTATCCGTGCTGTTGCTGACCGATATCATCAGGGCGTACCTACAGTAAGTGAGCAGCAAATCCGCACGCTGTTCTTGAGTATTTTAGAGCGTGAGCCAGACGCTGGTGGAATGAGCCACTACAAAAATCAGGCAGCTAGTGGATGGACAGTTGACCAGATTAAGGCAGATATCCTGAGCAGTGCTGAATACAAGACTTTACAAGAACGTAAACAACGTGAAGCAGAGGCCGCACGTACTCCTGAATGGATTAAGAACAGGCACGATGAGGTCGTAAAACTGTTAGTATTGCCAGCAGCAGGCACAAAAGTACTTAATCTCACTACTGGTAAGCCTGTCAACGACAGTATTATTCCGAAAGGCACGCAAATTGACGTGATGCAATACACAACCGTTGGTGGTACGAAGTACTACATCTCAAGTTTTGCTAAGTCAAAGGGATTGCCGTTTGGTATTTTGGCAACAGACCTAGGCACACCAGCTGTCAAGCCAGAGCGTGAGAAGCCAGAATGGCTGAAGAACCTCAAGGACATCGCTGATGTGGATATGTGGACACGTTCAGAAACACCTGTATTGCGATTAGAAGACGGCAATACGCAGGAAATACTGCCAATCAACGCCAAAGTACGTATAACACACAGTACACACCTTGTTGACAACGATTTGATGGTACTTGAGGGTGGCAAATTAGCAATCCAGACTATCTATCTGAGCGATAAGCCAATTCCAAACCCGAATGACGACTTAGAAAAGCGTGTTGGTGCATTAGAGAAGTTAGTAAAAGCTATTGTAGACTTTCTATCAGGATTATTTAAGAACTTTAAGAAATAATAGGGAGAACAGGTATGACAAAACCAAACCTAACTAAAGAAAACCTTAAAAGTATTGGCAAAGTGGCACTATATGTAGGTATATCGTCTGGACTTGCTGCTGTTGTAGCATATATCGAGAAAAACCCAAACAGCTTCGGTGTGTATACGCCAATTATTAACGTGGTATTGGTTACTATCATCAAAGCGTTCAAAAACGAGGAATAATAGCCAGTGGGTGGTGGAAATAAACAATTCAAATGGACGGCGTTGTTCAGAGATGGACACGTTATTGAGCAGCCGCTAGGGGGTCGTGATGAAACTCTAGCGGCGTTAAAATTATTAGCTGATTATATGTATGGTACGCCAGAAAATCCACGTAAGCACTATCTATTGTGGTTCAAAATGGAGCAGGGCGATAATATATTTACTGTATCATTTGATAGCGACGGCGATGCATACATCAACACTAGCGATGACAAGATGATTATGACTGAGTTCAAGATACGGTCGGCACACTTGGTGTTCATACCAGATAATATGACGGCGGTGCTTGGGTTTTGTGGCATTAATACTTGTAATGAATACGATGGTAAGTGGTTATTGATAAATGATGACGGGACGTATGAGTTGGCGAGTGAAAATGAGCCAAACCGTGATATGATAAGAGTATAAATTGAAAGGAAAAAAATATGGCAGCAACAGCAGTATGGCAAGAGGACAATGGTACAGCGACAGGTAGCCCGTTAAAGGGTGCAACACGTGCTGACGCTAACCAGGTTGATTGGAAATCGATTGACAACATTACCACGCCCCGTTCACAATCGCCTATTATCGCTGGTCAAAACAGTTATACTAAATACCAGTTCGTTAAGTTTACTGGCACGTTTAATCAAATCAGTGCTGGTAAGTTTGCACATACATCTGGTACGCTTGGGTCTGGTGTAAGTCTAAAGGGTAAAGTAACAAGTGCATATGTAACACCATCACGTTCAGCATTATCTGATGCAATTGATATGAGTACACCTATTGCTATCAACAGCGGTCGAGACGTCAACTTCTCAACCACAGGACCAGAGGGTTCAGCAGCCCCAACGTTGACCACAGCTGGTTACAGTCAATATTGCGTTACCCAGATACAGACAACATCGGCGGCCGCAGCAGGTGATATTGGCAACCAGGTGATGACATTCCAGTGGAACGAAAACTAGGTAGTGTGTTACACTGACGTAGAGGATAACAATACAATGTTTTACTACTTATGGACAGCAATATTTGCAGACGGCACAAAGATACATCAACCGTCAGACGATCGCTACAGCAAGCACGACGATACGGCAGAGTATAACCCCTCTGCTTTTCGTGATATTTTGGACAAACAACAGGAGAGTGAACTTATCGGGTTTGAGCTCAAATCAGTAGATGGGCTACACACATGTTTCCTAAATATGCAAAGCCGCTCATTTGTTATTGATTCAAACCGCATATGGCTTGAGCGGCCAGGTGAAGAATTGACAGACATAAAGCTAATCTATTTCAGGACAATGGAGAGTAGTAATATCAATCCAGAGCCACGTGTATTGGCGTATAATTTTGGGTACGCAGGAAAAGATGTAAATAGTGGTAAAATAGTAGAAAAGGTGATAACGATATATGAGTAATAGAGCAAATCTGGCAAACGGAATAACAGCAACAGCGACAAGTACGTCATCAAATATTGTAACGCTTCAGCCTGGATATGCTGCTGGTATGCCGCCAGTGCCGTTTTTTGCTACGATTACGCCATTTGGGCAGTTGCCAACTATGGGCAATAGTGAAATTGTGCAAGTAACGTCAGCGTCTGGAAATAACCTGAGTGTTGTGCGTTCCCAGAAAGGTACAGTCGCAAAGTCGTTTCCTGCTGGATCGGTGTTTACTAATTCGGTTTACGCAGATGACAAGATTACTGCTGACAATATTGATTTTACGACTATACCTATGTTTGCCGCTACTACTTCAAGGTGGGATAATCTACCAGGCGGAGGTATCTCAATAGTTAATTATGATGCGGTGGAGTATGATACCGCAAATATATTTAATAAAAGTACTCATCAAGCAACCGTACCAGTAGACGGTATCTATACCATCTCAGCTAAAGCAGCTGTAACATCAGCTGGCTATAGTCCGTCAGCTACTGCTACTGTTATGATTTACAAGAACGGCGCAATACTAGAGGAAATGACACGAGTGGCTGGTAGTGGTAACGGCTTGACTTTAATGCGTTTATCTCATACGTTTGATGTGCTTCTTAAGAAAGGTGATGTCATTGATGTGCGAGCACACTGCTCTGAAAGCCGTGATTATGGAGGATCATCCACACATAGCCGATTTTCAATGCGCCTTGTTGGATAGCTATAGGCTAAGCTATTTCGTGTAGTATATCGTAACTGACAGTAATCCGACTGATCCAGTATTAAATCGCAATTGCCAGCTACCGTTATAAAATGTAACCTTAAGCTGTGAGTTCTGCCCGCTTGGTGCGTTCGGGTTGATGTACTCTACGGGGTAGAAATCAGCACCAGCACGTATTCCGCCCTCAATCTTGATAATCGTTAAGGAAGCTGTTTTAGGAAGACCGATATCAATAATCTGTTCTACGTTACCCAGCGACCGTGTATTCACTTCAAAAGTCTGTCTGAAGATACTTTTACCGTCAATCCATTTTTGACCAGTGTCTTGTTCAGTCGTGCTATATTTGTAGGTCGGTATAGTCGTAAAATCAATATTGTGTGAACAATGATACAATTATAATGAATAAGCACAATACAATGTAGCAGGAGCAATACAATGGCAATATACATAGATGATTACAGTGACAAAAAGACTGGCTATTTCTTAAATAAGAATAACTTGATGACTGTCTTGAATAGTGGCGGAAAATCGCAAGACATCATAGTTAGAAATAACCAGCACATATTAAAACTTACAAGCACGCAATCAAACCAGTTATTCATTGCAGATACCAGGTTTACTGACAATATTGATGACATAGATATGTTGGCGTGTTTTTCTGTTGATGCTGTTCAACAAGTACCAGGCTCATATGGTATTATCAACTGGGATTACACGGCGGAAGGCAAGGGACTATCTCTTGCATTTTTGCCAGCACGAGGCACCAAAGCGTTACAGTTATACGATGATTCAGTCTCACGTACTGTTGGATTTATTAACTATGATTGGCAGAATAGGGAAAAATACTGGGTACGATGGCGTGTTGAGGGCGGTAGAAACCATTTCGTGAAAATATGGCGTGACGGTGAATCAGAGCCTGGTACCTGGACGTTTTCAGTTAGTTACTCAAACAGGACTACAGGGGAAAAGTATATTGGATACGGCACGTACGGATCGAATCACACAGTTGAGTATAGTTTTTTTGGCGTAGGTACAGGCGGAGATATGCCGCCGTCAAGTGTTTCTGAATACATAACTAGGTTGCAGCCGTCAACACCAACAGGTATGTTTAGCAATGGCTATGGCGGTATGGCGTTTGGTTCGGAGTTCAGGCCAGCATTTACAGTAAAGGAGCTTAAACAACAAGGTAACGCAAGGTTGCAGCGTATACATAGCCGTGACACGAGTGGTAATGCACGTATCACCCGCATAGAAATAAAAAGCCAGACAGGAAATAGCCGTATTGAGCGAACATCAACCCTCACACAGGGCGGCAACTCACGCTTGCAACGGATCAGAAGCGTTACACAATCAGGAAATGCCAGGATTGGGCGTATTCAGCACGTAAATCAATCAGGTAATGCTGTAATTGAGTCATTTTACGTATCAAATAGCACAAACCAGAGCGGTAATGCACGTATTCAGTGTTCAAATCGTAAAGACCAGGGCGGTAATGCATTTATCCAACACCAAAACCACGTGCAACAGTCTGGCAACACACTTATTCAATACCAGAAGCAGATTATCCAGGGTGGCAACGCACGGATTGGACGCATTAGTACCATTGAGCAGCGAGGAAACGCCCAAATTGATGGTGGTAATTCTATACGCCAGTATGGTAACGCTACTATCATACATCAGCGTCAAATTACTCAAAATGGTGCAAGTTTTATTGAATATCAGCGAAATATTACCCAAAATGGGCGTGGTCACGTCGTAACTCAGCCAAATATAGCACAAAATGGTAATGCACGCATTGCACGAACGTCAAGCATTAAGCAAATAGGTACTGCGAGGGTCAGCAACCCTACACCTGACAAGTTGCCGCAAAACTGGCGTAATTCTGATGATGAGAAGCCGACAGCCTGGAGGAATAGTAGCGATGAGTTGCCGCAAAACTGGCGTAACAACGATACACACGAAGCGACTGATTGGCAACGACAGTACTATGATTAGATGGTATAATAAAACCAAGAAAGGACTGGCAGATGTTGACATTTACACAGATGAAAAAAAAGGCGGCTAACTTTTGTGGTATTTATGATGACGCCCCAGAAATGGACAATATTATCACAGATATTAATACTGGCGTGAAGTTGTTCCAAAATGCAGCACGTCGCTACTGGATACGACGTGAGAAAAAGACCAACCTGAATGCTAATCAGCAGTACTACCAGTTCCCAAGCGATATGTTACGTATTCGCACCGTACGTGTGAAAAGTGGTAGCGTTATGGTGCCACTGACTGAGGTGTTCAGTGAGGAAGAGTGGGATAACTTAAATATGTCACAATTCGCCACCACCGCACACCCAACACACTTTTTCGTCAAGGGTGCTGATGAGGTAGGGCTGTATCCAACGCCACGTCAAACTGTACCTGATGGTCTGGTAGTGAGCTATGAGCCACGTATGGTTGATATGGCCATTGAGGACGTGAAGATAACCGCTAACGTGACTGAGAATGGAGCTACTATTGTAGACCCGCAAGGTCGGTTCAAGCCAAATATGGTGAATGATTGCTGGCTGACTGTAACAAACGGTTCCGACGGTAACTGGTATAAGATTGCAAAGTTTATTGATAAAAATAACATCCAAGTTGACAATGGCTACCAGGGGCTAACTGAAAATAATGTTCCTATCTTAATCGGACAATGCCCCGCATTTCCAGAGGAGTATCACCTGGCGCCAGTTCATTATGCCGCACAGCAATTTTTCCTGCTACGTAAAGACCTGGAGAGTGCTGGTATGTATGGACAGCTATTTGACAAGGCGTTTGCAGAATATCGCAAGGTTTATGGCAAGAAAACATCTGGCGGCGTTATTAACGGCAAGGGTACACGTATGAACAGTAGCAGTCGTGTATTTCCTGGTATTTTGAGGGGGTAATATGGCAGCAGGCAATTCAGGTGATACGATTGTTAGCCAGACAGCGTTTTATGGTGGTAAAGGTACGGATCGCAAGATTGGTATCAAGAATAGCTTTGGTGATGCAGAGTGCTTAGACGCACGTAAAAATCCTAGCCAACTGACAGTACTACCAGGTTCACGTAAACTAAATGACGCTGATTTGCGTAGTTTAATCGTAGCAATGACCCAAACACCAGACGGTGTACGGTGGGGCATTGCCAAAGACGGCAAACTATACAAGATTGATAATAATAATGACATTACACTAGCGGCAACACTACCGAACTGGGAAAATGGTACGTTTGGTGACTTGGCGTACTGGCGACTTACGGACATACTGTACATCACGGGTATTGACAGGATATACGCCTACACAAACGCTACACGCAGCGAGCCGTCAGAAGTAAAAACAGTGACCGCAGCAGCCAGCAAATACCCAACTGTAGCCAAAATCCTTGTAAAAAACCGCTTAGACAAGTGGATTGGTGGCACAGTTGACCGATGGTCATTCAAGAATGGTATGAACGGTTCATATCAGTTACAGACATCTCTTCAGGAGACTGACGCACATACGTGTATATTCTTACCAGACCAGTCACCGATGGTGCGTATCGGCGTGAAGTTCTTGGCAAAGGGCAACGGTACAGTAACATTGACCGTTCATGATCCGCAACACCGTGTTATAGCGACAAAGACTATTGATGCGTCACAGGTTACTACTACTGGATTGACATACTTTGATTTTGACCAGACACGACTGGGCGAGGTAAAGAACTTTGGTACAGAGTATCATATGCACCTGTATGCAAGTGGTGGAGGTTTTTCTGTCGAGACATACGAGACTGGCCAATTATACGGGCTACATTTTAAGTATTATGCGGCACTACTTGAGAACACTAGACGCAAGGCACACCCTATTATTAACTGGCTAGGATCTAAGCTAATTATTGGAAATGGACAGTATATTGCCGACTGGTCGCCGTCTGGACTTGATGAGATTGACGAGAGCGAGTTTGACCGACACCGTGCCATTGTCGAAACGGGTATGGAGATCACCAGTCTCACCAGTAACGACGAGTATGTTGTAGCTGGGTGCGAAAAAGTGAGTTCAACCCCTGGCCGTGTATTCCAAGAAGGTATGATAGGTTTTTGGGATGGATATGCAGACGCACTCAACTTTAAGATCGATACGCCTATGGGTGAGCCAAAAAGCCTGTATACATACCAAAATATCACGTATGCAATTATTGACGGTGCTATTTACGCCTACACAGGCGGTAAACAGCTAATTAAGATTAGGACGCTTGAGGATTCACAGAGCGAATACACAAATACACGTGATGCAACTGATGTATACCCGAAGTGTATGGCGGTGCGGCGTGGCATTTTGTTACTAGCATACCCGAGTGTTACGACACTAAAGACAATGCGACACGGTATTTACTCATGGGGTTCAATTGATAAAAACTACCCAAATTGTTTCTATTATTCATACGACATACCAGAAGCAAATGGCAACTATAACACTGATGAGTTCAAATATGAGATTGGTGGCGTGTGGAACTATGGAGATACACTATATTATTCATATACAATCACTAATACAAGGACTAATTCTGTTGAGCATAATATGGCTATTGTTGACAATAACAGCAAGCCCGCCAAAAAGTTCAAATACGAGAGCCTAAAATATGACGGTGGCGCACCGTGGACTGAAAAAATGGCAATGCGTGTAGGAGCGACATTCAGCAAGTTACCAGATGGCGTAAAAATCACGCCAAAGTATCGTATTGATGATGGTGATTGGGTTTACGGTACATACAGTACTAAACAGGGCGATACAGAGGTAAAATTAGAGATAAATAAGCGATTCCGTGAGCTTGAGTTTGGTTTTGATGGCGAAATGACCGACGATAATACAGTTACGCCACGAATCATATCAGTACAAGCTAACGTACGAAGCCTAGGTGAGGAAAGGAAGTTATAATGGCAGAGTCTGTTTACAACCCAAACACTGGCGACATTGAAACGCCATATGAAGAGCTAAAAACTAGCCGTATGTCTGATAAGTTTATGACAATTGACGACACTAATATCACCAACCTTGCCGAACAAAACCAAATTGCACCACGACAGCAACGCACGGGACAACAGCGAGGAGACCAGCAATTAAGGGGGCTTATTAAGGTCGTTGACCGCAATGGTCGTGTTGTTGTGATGATGGGATTTTCACAAGGGGCGTTCTAATGCAGCCACCAGCAGACGCAAAACGCTTGCCCAGTACAATGATTGCCAAGCGTGATTATGGTATTAAGATTGCACGCCGTGGCTATGACGCACGGTATGCCTCTGATAACAATTTACTGTACAATTCATCATTCCCACTGTTAGCTATGGTTGATTTTTTACAGGATGGTGCTGACTGGGAAATACAGGAGACTGGCGTGTATGAATACTGGAACGAGTTTAACGGCACCACATCGCAACGTTGGCAGCATAGCGTAAAAGTAGCTCATACGCTTGATTATCCACCTATGGTAATACGTCTTGATGGTGATAGTACTGCAAATGAATACATCAGATGGGACACAAAGTATATCTACTACAAACGTGATTTTTTCACAGTTGGCGAGTACAATGCTTATATTAACGGTGGTAGCAAGAAGCCAAAATTACTTGTGATAGCTGTCAATATTGATCATGATGTCGAATACCCATATCTTGATGATGGCTTACCTATTGATTGGGGTGGTCAATACGACTATGGCTTTAAGCATATTCTAACTGGGGATCCGAACGCAGCAAGTGCAATGGATTTAGGAATAAATGCCAATATTCAATCAATGATGGTTGTGGCGGTGAAAATTGCCACCAGCGATAAGCCAAATGTAAACTTGTATATGCCAAACGGAATCAGTGCAGATAAACTATCACCGTTTTGTTTCTTACAAGGTAATGATGGATTATGGAGAGAGGGTGGCGTGTCTGTTCAGGCGGCATCTGGTTTTCGGCCAGTTATACCAAATGCGGGAATTAACTTTTATTTACTAGACGGGCATTTATTTGCAAGTAAATGTTCACTGGTACTGATTAGGCAACCTCTACTTGCACCAGAGAAATACAAGAAAAGTTATACTATAAATATGTGAGGTGTATATGAAGTGGTTGAGATTCGCAGGGCAATATATTAACACAGGAATAATTCCGCAAAGTGGCTATAGAGTGGTTACTCAGATAAAAAGTACCAGATCCACTCTAAGCACGTTACCAGTATTGACGTTGTTTGGTAGTTGTTTGTCTGACTACTCTAATCCGTTCTGTTTATATTTTTTATCTGACATAATGGACAGTACAAACACTAGATTTAGGGCGGACTATGCAAGTAACGGTAGTGAGACCGACCTAAAAGTTGACTTGACGAAAACTTCATACGAAGCAGATATTATATATGACATTGATTTTGGCAAGAACACAATTATATCTGGTATGAAGACGAGTAGCCAGACGACATTTAGCAATAATGGGCAACCTATATTTATCGGTTCAGTAAATAAAGGCGGCACTCCTGATCCACGCCCTAATAGAATGGATTACGGCGAGTTTACAATACTAGATGCAAGCGGTGTTGAGGTTTTTCACGGTGTTCCTGTGAAAAAGGGCAGTACGGAGTATTCAAACACACCAGCACCGAGTAATTGCTATTTTGACATGGTTAGCAAAACTTACAAACTACAAAGCGGTGGTGGCGGCATAATCGGTTATATAGATAATGACCGTAATTTAACGCAGCCAATACAGGTACAGCATGATGATTATGGAGTAAAGATACTTGACACTGGTGAATATCAATTAGAGTTCATGAACAGTAAATACAGGTTGCTTGGGGCGGATATTACCATGCAAGAGCCACAATTTAAGACATTTGAGGTATTGCTGGGCGGGTATCATGCAGAGCCGCAACCGTCGTACCCTGGATATATTGAGAACTGGGAGTTTTATAACGGATCTGGCGTAATGGAACGTGAAGCATTGACGATTGATACAGGACTACCTGGAGACACATTAAAATTAGTGTCGTTTCAGACAGACAAGATCGATCAGGTGAATTATCAAGCACGAGCACACCAATATACAACTGGAGGATCGGGCTATGCTAATACTTATCTTACCCCGACATCAAAAACGTTACCGTCATACCTTGATTCACCAAAAAGCAAGCTTGAGATAATTGACGGCAATACGCCAAATATGGTTGATCTACTAAGCGGACAGGGTGGATTTGCTAAATATAACACGTTAGCTCAGTTTAACGCTGGTTCAGTTGATACGTGGTATTCATCAACGCCAACGGTAAAATATAAAATAATGCCAGACGGGAAAATAAAGATATTCACGTCAATACCGTATAACTGGATACAGCGAGCAGGACCTAGTGGATATAGAGTAAGGTGGAAAGACTGGGTATGGTTTCAGGGTGTGAGAGTGCGTTTGACAGTACTAAATACACCATACAAGCTATAATAAAGATATGGATTTTCAGCAACGTATCGCCGACGCAACACGCCATCGTGACCAAACGAGGGCTAGTTACGCACGTGCACAGGAAGATACACGCAGGGCTCAGGCTGAATATGACCAAGCATTCTCAACCGCACCACAATTTAGCACCTTGTATGAGCAACAAAAAGAGCAGCTCACTAACACCGCAGACATACAAAACGCTAAAAATGATTATGTAAAGGCACGGGAAAATGTTGACCTAATACAGTCGCAGATTGATACACTCAACGAATCAACACGACAGGTGTTTGGCGGTACTGGATTAACACAGGCACAGCGTGATGCATATATGGAGCGACAGAATAAGCTGCTGAGTGCACAGTTTAAGCAGTATGACGCTAATTACCAAACGCAATTTGCTGACTACAATAAGTTGGTTGATGATGCGTTTAACACTTCTATGGACGTTGCGAATAAAAACTATGATTCATATTGGGACAAGATACGTACAAAGATGAACGTATGGCAGCAGAATATCGCCAACGAGCAACAGATGAGTAATGCGGTTAGCCGTGCCGAGAGTGAACTGTTTAAGGCAGACCAGGCATACCGCAACTACCAATTTGAACAGCGTATGTTGCAACATAAGCGTGAGTTTGAGCAGATGATGCACAACTTTAAGATGCAACAAATCAATAGCCGTGTCGCACTTGCAAAACAATCGGCGGATAGTATGGCTGCTACAGAACAAAGTATGCGTGATGACGCACTGTATAACAAGCAGCTTATACACGACTTCCAAGCCAACAAGATATCTTGGTCTGATGTTGAGCAACGGTCAAGAAGATAGTAAAACATACAGCCTATTACGACTTGTAGATGATAAAATAAAACCAAGGAGTATATTATGGATTTTGGACAACGTATTAACGAGGCGACAAACACAAAAAATACCAGTTACAATACGTACAACCAGTACCAGCAACAGGCTGATGCAGCAAAAGGTACTTTTGATCAAGAACTTGCTAAACGTCAAAACTTTGGCGATATCTATAATAATGCCCGCAACCAATATATGAATACTGATGAAATCAACAAAGCACGAGGTACTTTTAATGAGGCTCGTGATGCAGTGGACAAAATTGGTGCGACTATTAACAACTTACCAGCATCAATCAGACAGCAATTTGGCGGTACTGGACTAACTGAAGCTCAGCGACAGCGTGCATTGCAATACCAGATGGGAGCTATGCAGGATACAGCAGACCACTACAGCAAAAACTATGCTAATGCCTCGCAGGATTACAACACCTTAATGAGCCGTGCCTTGCAGGAGGCGCAGTATGCTGCAACGGGACAATATCAGGGACAGCAAGACGCAATCAACACGTTACAAAATGCGTGGGCTACATTGCTTGGTCAACGAAACACGGCGTACAGTCAATATCAAGGTGATCGTGACGCACTGGCAGCACAATATGGTGCACGTGATGACTGGAACCTCAGACAGCAAGCTATGGAATTGGAGCGATGGAAAGAGCAACAGGCAAATGCTCGTGCGGCCGCTGATCGTAATGCACAATTTAGTTTGCAAAAATATCTTATGGATAGGCAGGAACAGGGCAAAAATGCAGATAGAGCATTCCAACGTGAGCTTGCGAAACAAGAGCGTATTGGTCAGCAACTGGCAAGTTATAACCTTAGTCAGAAAGAATACGAACGACAACGTAATGCGTTACCAGAGTTTAACAGAGGTGATGATAACTTTGTTAGCGGCTATGGCAAGAGTATTGCCAAGTACGGTCCACTGGCACTATTCGGGAAAGGTTGGGCTTGGTAATGTTTGACTGGTTATTCGGTAAGGGACGTGATGCTTATGAGAAGGAACAGCGTCAAGCGTTGGATAATGCATACACAGACAAGTTTGTGACTGATTATGTGTCGCAACAGATGGGCGGCATGCGTGACAAGTTCAAGGGTACTATTGATGACAATCAGTGGAACGACGCTATGGATAACATTAAGTCAATCGCTCAACACAACAGCGACGCTTACAACGACACGCAAAAGCAGTTTGATGAGACGATGAAAAAACAACGCCATAACTATTTTGGTGATGGACTGCTTGGTTCAATCCTTAACCCAATTGCTCAGACTGGTACGGCGGCACTTGATTTGGCTACTGGTAACTATAAGGACAGGGACGTCATGAGTGACATTGGGGCAGCAGGTCAGACATTACTCGGTGCATTGCCTGCTGTTGGCGGTGCCGCTAAAATGCTTGGTATGGGTAAGGTCGCTAGTGGATTAGGTAAGATTAATAATGCACTGACAACAATACCAGGCAGCATTGGTACAGGTGCTGTATTAGGTGGGCTAGAAACATTGCGGCAAAATGGGTCTGATACTAATTTAAGTGATGTACTAAATAGTGCTGGTACTGGTGCAGCATTTGGAGCGGCAGTGCCTATGGCTAGTAATTTTATTAAAACTAGAGGGGCTAAAAATCTCGTGGCTAAATATATGTCAGACCCACGATATAGCGAAGCGTCAGAAGCACTACAAAATGCTGGCAGGGAAGAGATAGGTAACTTCGTTAAAAGAGTTGCTCAAAATGGATCGCCAGCATTACAAGAAATGTATGGTGGATTATACAAGAACGCATTACCACGATCAGCTTTTGGCAAATTAGCCTTAGGCGGAGGTGCTTTATATGGCGGCAGCCGATTATTAGGTGGCGGACAACCGCAGCCACAGACGATTGATGATTATTATGCAATGCAACAGCAAGGAGGAATGTACTAATGTTTGGCGGATTATCTAAACTATTTTCACGTGCAGCAGCTAACCACGGTGATGATGTATTAGCTCGTCTTGCTACTAATTATGGTGATGATGTAGCACGATCAGCTAGTGGTTCATTATCTAGTTTACTACCAGATAGTGCCGTATCAGCAGCAGCCAACAAAACATCAAAGATTGGCGACAGTCTTGTGCGTGCCTCTAACACTGCACTCAACGCACCACTAGCACTTACTAAAAAAGACATGCGAGAACTTGGTACTGATGCTTATGAGAAGATTGGTAAGCTGTTTGACCGCACTGGGCTAACTAATTTAGACGACTTAAAAAAGTTCACCCAAAATCTAACTGGTAGTGGCAAGGATGCATTTCTAGATGAGGTTACTGATGCAGTGAGAACTAATCTTGGCAAGGGTAATGTTGTCGATTTGAATGATATCGCACCTGAATTACGTGAAATACGAGACAGTATGAGTCCTATATCAGCACGTATGTTTGATGAGGCAGACCCAATCAAAAAGGCTAAGATACTGAAACAGATGGCTAACGATATTAGCACGTCAGCTACAGAGAGTGCCGAAAAGACACTGAAGCGTGATCACTTTAATAAACTTGGCAGGCTTATTGATGAGCGAATTGACGCTAATATTAATCCAAAATATATGTCACAGGCATATGACGATGTGGCTAATGAGTTTTTGCACAGATCACAAGTTGAATTGCGTAAAGGTAACAAGCCATTTTCTGAAGCCTACAAACGTTTAGCTAAGGAGTATGCCGATACGCCTGTTGAAGATAGGATTATGGGTAATTTTAGGGGATCTAAAAAAGACTTTGTTGACCTGTCTAAGATAGTAAAAAAGAATGATCAGACTAAGGGCGGCGGATCATTTTCACGAGCCGTTAGAGAATTGCCAGTGGTCGGCAGGGCTGCAGACGCTTTAATATCAGAACCTGCAGAGCGTGCTACACAAAAAGTAGGCGAGGTTATGCGTAAAACTGGTAGGGCTTTTCAGTCAGGTAAAGCACAAAGTGCACTAAAAAAGGCAGCACTGGTTGGCGGTGGTGTTGGTGCACTATCATTACTTGGCGGTGGCGGTGATACTGCTGCTAGTGGGTTGCCGCCAGTACAGCCAGTTGGCGGTGCGATGACGACTGACAGTGATGAACCTACAAGACTTAACAGTTCAGCTAAAGAGCTTGCGTTGCCACAAGAAGAATTAAAGGTTGGCGGATATAATCAAGATCAGTTAGAGAATGCTTATGTTGCGGCACTGATGGATAATAACCCTAAAGCTGCTCAAGCAATTGGCACAATGATAGATATGTTAGACAAGAAGCAGGCGAGGATCGATAAGCAGATGGCGGTGAATACTAAGAAAAAAGGTAAAAAGGGCGGTGATATGGAAACTGCTATGTCACAGCTTAATTCTATGCTGGGCAATTATGAGGCGCAAGGTGTTGCTGGTGGTACGTTGACCAACTTATTGAACAGTGCGACAGGCGGTGCTTATAATCCGAAAATTGCAGCGTACAACGACCAGTCGCAGTCTGTCGGTATATCATTACTAAAGGCACTTGGCGAATCTGGTGCACTATCTGAATCAGATATGGCACGAGCTAAGTCACTTATTCCGACAAACACTGACAGTCAAGCAAAAGCTCAGGCAAAACTGAAAACACTTAAGGCGATGTTATCGTCTGTTTCAGAATAGGCTTATTTTTGAAGTGGTGTAACCCATGATATTTGGGTGAATTAAAGTTTATAAATGTGTCATGGTATAGGGATATAATAGCCAATTTTAAGTCAATATTTTTTTCTGGTATGTTAGTTCCGCCCAATAAGGTAAATATGTTTTCAAGGTTCTTGCGACCATGCTCATCAGTAACAGCCTTTTTTATTTTCATCTCATAGTCATTGTCATCCAAAAATAAGCATGATTTAGGGTCTGATTTACTCATTTTATTCTGAGGATGCCGTAAATCCATAATCTTAAAACTAGTGTATGTTGGTTCTGGGCATATTTCACCAACTCGTGGCAATATGTCTCGTGCAAACTCAATATGTGGTCGCTGGTCATCGCCGACAATAACTTTGTCGTATCCCACCAAATCATGAGCCATCAGCACTGGATAGGTGTACATTAAAGCAGTTTTTTCTTTTGCTTTATACTGGGGCATGGCATTAAGTAAGTGGCTTGGCGATATTTCTAATAACTTAAAGAATAAATCATTATTTATTTTTTGCGGAACTACATTTAGTCCATACTCGTCTAGTTGTTTACGAAACTCCTCATAATTACCCGATGGAGCGTGGTATCTTGCAATGAGTACATATGCCCCTAATTCTTGTGCTGGTTTTATTACGCTTGCATAATGTCCTATGTGCAGACGCCCTGATGGTCTAGCACCTACTAGTATTTTACTCATATTAGTATTATATGGTGTGCAGCTGTTTAATTCAAGTTAATAAAATAAACGAAAATCACCGAGGGTTTTGTCAAAAATGTTTGCTATTATGAAAATATAAACTAATAAAGGGAGTAGAATATGGTATTTTCAGAACGAGTTACCAACATCACCTACAATGACATTATGCCGTCTATTGTAGACTTCGTGAATAACTCTAATATATTTACCGCTCGTATGACTTCCAATCCGAAGAACTGGAAAGGCGTGACGGAGCAACAGCCAATCGCCATTGCCAATTCTACGACTGGCGGTTCGTTCGATGGTTTGGACGAGTTTGACACGGCAACAACCAACAACACACGATTGATGAGCTGGTATGTTAAGGCATATGAGCAGAGCGTCGTTGTGCCAGGTATTGAAAAGGCGGTCAACGGAAATAGCGACAAGCAAGTACTTTCACTAGTCGCAAGCAAGCTTGATGAGGCTAAAAACTCATTGGCAAACAATCTCGGTGACTTGCTATATGGCTATGGTATCGGTAAAGATATCGAGGGTCTTGGCTTGATTACTGACAACGGTACAGCTACAAGTTCGTACGCTGGTATCAACCGTGCCGACTTGCCAAGCATTAACGGTGACGTAACTGCTGCAAGCGGTGGTAACTTCAACTTTGGTCTTTTGGCTTCAACATTTGACAATGTGAGTGCTGCAGGTTCAGAGCAGGAATCACCAACGATTGGATTGACTACTAAGGCTATCTGGTCACTATTTGAGGCTATCCTGGGTGATAAGATTAGCGTAAGCTACAACCCAACTGCTATCAACGGCTACAACCGTGTGAGCGGTAAAACGCCTATGGGTACTTCTGTACCTGCAACAGAGCTTAAGGGTGCAGCTGGCTTTAACGCCCTGTCATTCCGTGGTAAGCCTGTTGTTGCAGATGACAAGGCAACTTCTGGACGCTGGTACTGGTTGAACGAACGCTACCTTGATTTCCGCCGCTTGTTGTCACCAGACTTAAAGAGTGTTGACATGGCAAACCAAGTAACTGAGGGTGTATATGATGACATCAAACAGCCATCATTCCTACAGTTGCGTGACTTCATGAGCCCAGTCAACCAGTTTGGCGAAATCGGTGCACTTATCGTTATGGGTAACCTGATCTGTCGTCAACCACGCCGCCAAGGTGTTATCACTGGTATTACAAAAATCGGTGCTTAGTTAAGACACAAGGCAAACAACAATCACCCCCACGAGGGGTGATTTTGTTATAATAATACTATGGCGTTCCGTAAGATTAGTATGAGCAGAAACAAACTGATAGCCGCCTACTGGAGAGATGGCGTGCGTCAACCGTTGCGTCTGGTCGCTGATGAACTGGGGGTTTGCCATAATACCGCTAGAAATTGGCTGATCCGTTTTGGATTGTATGAGAGTGATTGCCCAGGTCGTAAACATAATGCAACACGAAATAGCCCAAAACGTATTGACAATGCTTGAGCGGTATGATACACTGGTTATGTAATCAGAAAGGAGCAATCTCAATGATTACACAAAGCAACCAAAAAGAAAGGGTGAAAGAAATGAGTGAAAACTCTAAAAAACAACCAAAAACTATCAAACTAAGTACATTAATTATAGGCATTGCTGTAGCAATTAGCCTAGTCGCAAGCTTCATTGCTGGTACAGTATTTGCTAACAAATACAATGCACAAGTTGAGGCACGAGCGATTGAACTATCGTCAAAACACGTCGGCAATTTGAAGTAGCTAAAATTGCCAACCAAGAAAGAGCTACCGCTGAGCTAGTTAAACAAGCAAAGATTAAGGGCGAGGCGAAAGAGAAACAAGCACCTTTACAAACTGAAATTAGCAAAGAAGTAGCTACATCATCTGTGGCCGTTCCTACTGCATCAGCTACTGGATGTGCTGCAGTGCGGGCTGAGGCTAGTAAATACAACTGGAATGTGGATACAGTTGTACGAATAGCCAAAGCCGAAAGCGGTTGTAATACTAATGCAGTTGGTGACAATTATCCAATCGGTGGTCTACACGCCCCGTCTTGTGGTGTATTGCAGATCCGTACATTATCGGGTCGTCCAACCTGTGAGCAACTAAAAGATTTGGCTACAAACATTGCTTGGGCATATAAAATATCTAATGGTGGTGCTAACTTCACACCGTGGAGTGTGTACACATCAGGAAAGTATTTACGAGTATGACAAAAAATGGACGAGTAAAGAAGTGGCGATTACACAAGTGTTGCGTTAATAACGATTCTGATCTACAATACGAGTGGAATATCTAAATAACAAAACACCGCCTGTGCGAGGGGCGGTGTTTTTAGTTTGGCAACCTATTGTTTATTTTGTTTATAGTATATCACTAAATCATCATGTTCTTCATCTGGTAAGTCGAAGTTTATAGACATAGTGCTCAACTCTACCAATTCGTCAACCAAGCCCTCTTCTTTAAGAATACCAAGGGCAAGCTTACGTGAATAGAGAATGTATGTCTGACCGACCAAATCACGTAAGGCTTGACGTGTCGCTTTGGTGATATTGCCGTCTTTAATGCTATCAATAGCCATATCTAGTCCAGCACTCATCGCTACGATATCAACGATAGTCTCTGAGCGATAGTTTTTTACATGTAATTCAGCGTGGTCTGGGAATGGTGACTTCTTTACTGCTATCATATCTAGTCCTCCTCTTTATCTGGAATAAATCCATAATTTTTAGCGTCTTCAGGATAGTACTCAATAAAATCAGGGTTTGGCGTACCATCTGCCATATATGGCTGTATCAGGTCGTGGGCGTGGTCTTCATAATCACGATCGATATTGCCACGTGTTGCTATTTGTGACACTACAGGCTTTACCTGCTGTTTCACAGGCTGTTCATCTGGGTAGTATTTACCACCTTTAATAACTCCCATATATTTTCCCCTCTTTTATCTTCTCAAAGTTTTCATTGCGTATCTGATCTGGCGGTTTGCGTTGAATGATGTGTGAACTAGAGCCACGTGTAGAGCGATTTGGGTTAGCCGCTTCGAATGGCGGTGTAACAAATCCTCTTTTTTTCACATCTTTTTCAATAGCACCTAGTTTCTCACGCATTGTGGCGGTCTGTATGGTGTTTTCTGACAAAAGATGACCAATGAACCATACTTGAATGTTCAACACTACCAGAAGTCCTACTGTAAGCAAACTGAACATATCTAGTCCATATTCTCTTTAAAAGTTAACGCAGTTTTGATTGACACCAGCTGAGCGGCGATTGAGTGTGAGTTGACAACCGCTTCTTCAATTGCCTTGGCACTGTCGACAATACCAGCGTCCACCATATTGTCAACAATACTGCCTGTGTAGATATCCATACCAACGCCCACATTATACTCACCAACAATCCCTACGTTATCACCAGTTAGTAAGCTAAATGGTTTAGTGAAGTATGACAAGTCAGCAAAGTCATCATTGTTTTTGAAAATCGTATTGTACATATCACGCAAGAATACACCGCCGCCAGGTAAAACACCATAAGTGAGTGCAGTTTTAGCAGCACATACAGCGTCTTCAATACGGAGCTTCAATTCTTGACGTTCAGCTTGTGTTGGTGCACCTACAGAGATACGTACTGTTTTACCGTTGAGCATTTCAAGGCGTGCTTCAGAACTGATATTAGCTACATATTCAGCCAAGGTGTCTGGTGTCTTACAGCCGTTGAGTGTTGTTTCAGATAGTGTGATGTAGGCTTCATCAACAGAACCGCAGTGCTTATTGACATCAAAGTCGGCGACTGGCTCAGAGAATACCACCGTGCTTGCGTATTGTGCTACGTCTTGTAGAAATATTTCACGATCAACTGCAGGTGGTTCGACTACTGCAATGTCAAGTTTGCCGTTCATGCGGTTAGCAATAATTGATTCAAGAGCCTGTCCAGACACATCAGCTACTAGAACAATACCAGTTGCACCAGAGATGATTGTTTGGTCTAAGATCGGCAGGATATCTTCATTTTTAGTGATTAGCTTTGACATCACAATGACAGTCGGTTCAGTGTAGCGACTTTTCAGAGCTTGTAGGTCATTTGCTAACGCTACTGACTTTAAGCCCTTTTTGAATGTAAATCCTTTGACCGTTTCTGTAGATATGGTTGGTTCAGCCGTTTCAACAACTGTAATGCCGCCATATTCACCAGATTCTTTAACAGAGTGAAATACCATATCACCGATAGCCTCATCGCCAGCAGAAATACGTGATACGCCACGTAGTAATTCGTCTGTAGTTTCGTGCTTATTTTCTTTAATGTAATCAAGAACTTTTGCCACCACATTATCAATTTGTTTCTGGATTTGGCGTGGCGTTAGGTATTGTTGCTTGCTTAGCCAGAACTCATACGCCACCTTTGAAAGAATAACCGTTAGAGTTGTAGCGTCGCCAGCGTCACGATTAGTTTTTTCGCTTGCTTGACGCACTAGTGACACCACCATATTTTCGACCGAATCTTCAACTACTAACTTACCGACGTTAGTAATACCGTCGTGTGATACCAGTGGTTCGCCATAGCGGTGTTCAATCATGACATTACCAGAGTTCACCCCATATGATGCAAGAGCTACGTTGTAGATCTTCTCAACGCCCTCTTTAATTTTGTCATCAAGCTCACGCCCAGACACTATATTTCGTACTGATGATAGTTTTGGCATTATTATTTTACCCCCCGAAGTTCAGTTACTGGAACAAACACGTACTCGTTACCATTATCGGTGATAGGTTCGCCGTCTTGAAATCCAGCGAAGTATACGGTTTTACCGATTGATTCAATCGCCAGCTTTGGCACTTCAGTCTCTAACGTGAAGCCGACCGATACCAGCGTGCCACTTGTGTTTGTGCTGTATTTTTCTTTTTCAGTTGACAAGCCAGATTTGTACTGATTACCTAGCCTCACCAGAGCATAACCTGGTAGCGGTTTGAGTGATGTGTTTTGTGACATATACCCTCTCTTATTACAGTGATAATGTTTTAAGTATAGCTGATAATTGCACAAAATAAAAGAGACCGCCGAGGCAATCTCTTTTAGGTGAGTTGGAGAAGAAAGGGTGTTTTCATAACCAACTCATTGCTATTGTATCACCTTTTTTAGAATGATACTAGAGCCCAGAAATAAGCGTTCGCAGGAACAGATACTTCAGTAGTGCCGATTGCAACTGTTGAGCCAGACTGAGCAACAACACTGCAGAATTTGTTTACTTGCAGTTTCACAGCGGCACTTTTAGCTACTGGAATGTCGATACCTTCTTGAAGAGTAACAACATTATTTGCTAATGCGCCTCCTACTAGGTAGCGAGAACCGTTAATAGTAGCGATTCCGTCCTCAAGGTTTTTTGGATCGCCCACGTTTGTTGACACTTCGATCTTCCGTTCGCCTCGTGTAGCAGCCTCCCTAAGAGTTGTTGAAACTGGAGCTACGGTAGACGATACGATGTCCGCATTAGCAGCTAGTGGAACTGAGCCGTTCTTACAATAGCGATACATCCGTCCGTCAGCTGTGAATGAGCGTGCGCCAATAACATGTTGTTTAACCGTGCTAACGTCTCGAACGTCTGAGCCTCGCAAGGTTGGTGAAGTAAAAGCCATATTGACCTCCTTATTTAGTTGATTTGTACAATCATCATACTATTTTTCCCAAGTGGGGAAATTGGTTTTGTTCAATCATCTTGTAAATGCTTAAGCGATGTGCTAATATAGTAATGCGATAAGATAACAATTAAGTTATGAAACAGATCGCTGACCGTCTTATCGCAAAACTTAATTGCGGTTGGCGGTCTGTTTTGTAGGATAGGGGTATATATGGCAAAACCGAAATATCAATTCGACCGTGATTTCACGGTCATTTCTAATGTCCTTTTTAGGGACAAGCGATTATCCTATCGAGCAAAAGGATTATTCGCTCAAATAGTTTCATTGCCAGATGATTGGGATTTTTCACTTGCTGGCTTAGCGACGCTTGCACAAGATGGTGTAGATGCAATTCGGTCTACTGTCAAAGAGCTAGAGGAGGCGGGCTATCTGGAGTGGACTCGTGAACGTAATGACAAAGGGATATTCTCTGTTGTAGTGTTTATAAAATTGCCTGGACAAAAAATTTTTTCACAGGAGCACCCTACAAGGACAGAACCACAAGGGATTGACCCAAGTGGTGTAAAAAGCCACAATAAAGAACTAAAGAATAAAGAACTAAAGAATAAAGAAAGTAAATATAGAAATACGTCTAATTCAGCCGAATTAGACCGCTTTCATGAATTCGTTTGTGAATTATTTGGAAAAGATAAAAATAGGTTTAAGCTAACTCCAATGAGAAAACAAAAACTCAAGCTCAGGCTAAAAGAACTTGGCGATGAAAGATTAAGACAGGCATTTCAGACTATAGCCACTTCGGCGTTTCATAGGGGTGATAACGATAGAGGATGGAAGATAGATGATGACCCTTATTGGCTTGTATCAAGTGCTGAGAAAGCGGAAAAGTGGTCTAACAAGACATCTGATGATATTAATTTTGACAATAGACAGGTCAGCGTATCTGAACTAAGAGAAAGGGGATTACTATGAGCTACGAGACAGTAAAGTGGAAGTGGGCAGTGAGAGCACTAAACCCAAGATTAGAAACGGACAAGAAAGCAATCGATCACATGAAAGCTGGTATATGTTATTATTTTCTTGATGAAATAACCCCATATGGAAACAAACCTCTGTATGTTGTTGGTTATAAACATTTTTCTGGCCCTCTAAGTGTTGGATCAGAATGGGCAGATAAAAAACAGATAGAGAGGTTAGATAAGCTTGATGATGTCCGATATTCTCATAAAAAATAAGAAAAATCTTTTGAAAAAGTGTTGACAATGCTTGAGCGGTTTGTTATACTGAGAATATAAGATAAATGTAAAAGAAAGGGTATCTTATGAACAATATTAAAGTACAACGTAAGGCTAAAGTTATTGTTACATTTGTTGGGCTACCAACATACGACGACTTCTTCAGGGGTGATTTTATACCAGTTAATTTTATCGATGAGCAGGGAAACGTCATCAGCAGCAGTCTATTCGCAAATCACATCAATCGATTGCCAATGCTAAAAGTTGGCAACGCTGTTGAATTAGTTTATGAAGTAGGTACTCACTGGATCAAGTCAATTGACGGCGAAAGGTGGAATTAAGATGGAGGAGGTAAGTAAGCTGCTATCAGAGATGAATGAGAATTGGAAAATCGTATTGGAAAGTCTCGATGCACTAATAGATTCTCAGACTAGCGTAGCAGTTAATTTAGAGGACACCTTGAAGATAATGAAAGAAATTAAGAACGACTAATTGTAAACAATTTACAGAAAGGATTAGGAAAATATATGGCACAAGAACTAGATCAAGAAATCGAGAAGTTACAGCTAGACATATCACAAGTGACACGTACTGCTAGCTTGCTAAATCAAAACCAGATTCAGAAAATCTGGAATAGCACACCAGCAAGATATAAGTACCAACGACCAGCAAAAGGTGGTGGATCGTGGACTTATATCAAGGGTAGCTACGTACGTAAAGTGCTTGACAGCGTATTTGGATTCAATTGGATCTTTGATGTTGATACCACTCTTGCTGAGGCATTTGAAGTAGCGAAACTGACTGGTGCGGTTGTCGTAAAGGGAACGCTTATCGGACGTGTTAAGAATGACGGTGAGTGGGTTGAAATTCGTAAAACACAGTTCGGCCGTGCTGATGTGAAGTGGGAAATGACCGCTGCCACTACTGAAACTGGCACTGTTATTTATGAAACTGATAAGAATGGCAGACGAAAGCCAAAGCGTGTACGTAAGATAGATGAATATACCAAATCGCCCGTACCACTTGATCTGGGTAATGACTTTAAGGCAGCAGCTACTGACGCACTCAAGAAATGTGCGAGCCTGATGGGAATTGGTGCAGATGTGTATGAGGCCGACGAGTTTATGGAAATACAAATTATCGGTAGTGATGAGGAACGGGATAGTGCTAAAGCTACGACCAAGAAACTCAAGGAGATGAAAGACATTAAAGTTACTGAAGTAGAGGAATAATAAAGATGATTGAATTAAATATAAAGATTGACGACGAACAGTTGGGGAACACTATCAACAACGCTGAGCAGCTGAAAGATAATGACAAGGTGTTCGCAAGCCTCACTGAAGTTGTCAAAGCAAAAAAGCAAATCGAGGATGCACTGGAAGTTGTCTCAAAACTGGAGGCAAAAGCCAAGCAAGACATCGACGCTAAAGCTAAAGCTCTATATGGAAATGACTGGCAGGCGATTGCAGGAACTGGCTATAAGATCACACGGTCATTTACTGGTGCAGTATACATGATCAATCCAGACCAGCACCCAGATAAAAAATACCTGAAAGTTACCGAGAGTATCGATACCGCTAAGGTTAAGGCTGCTATTGAGCTGAATGATGGTAAATTGCCAAAGGGCATTGAACTAAACCCGCATCGCAACACCTCAATTCGTATCACATTGAAAGGCTAGTATATGAAAACACTGAAATTGTCATATAGTATCATCAGTGCCTGGAAAGAGGGGCGGCACGAAGAAGCTATAGGTATGTATCTAGGTAAGGATCTGCCAGCAACCGACGCTATGGAACTTGGTAAGTTATACGACGAGAAGTGGAACAAGTATATTGAAAAGACAGGGGAACTGCCGCCAGAATTAGGTGATGGCACTCTGAATAATCCTCAAGTTCAAAAGAAGTATCGGGCAGTCATACCATTTAGCGATAACTATCAAATTGTGTTATCTGGCGTGATGGACATATTGGAAGATGATATGATAACTGATAATAAGTGCGGCCGCACCGAGGCAAATGCCTACGTAGATAAGATGCAGCTTGATTATTACAGTATTTTTAAGCCGCACATCAAGACTGGTCGCTATCTCTGTTATAACCCGTATACTGGTGGTCTGACGGTAGGTATTAAGTACCTCACTCAAGAGAACCGTGATAATGCTCTTGAGGATATCATTACGTTTGGCGGTGAGATACTACAGTATCTACTTGCAAATAAAATGTTCAAAGATTGGAAAGGAGACAAGAAATGAAAAGAACAGAAGTTGACGCTATGTGCGACGTGATTAAAAGTTTGCCACAGGTGCATTTTGAAAATCGGTACGGCGAGAAGTTTACGCTACGTACAAATGGCACAGTAGTGCTTATATCTGGTAGTGAAGTTGACTCAATGGTTGATGACAAGCACAAGATATGCGGCAAGTATATTCAGTTATTCAATGACGCATTTTCAATCTGGAGCATTGGCGAGTTAAGAGAACTTGGTTATGCACTGGTAAAGATAGCAAATAAGTATGAGGAGATGGCGAATGAAAGTAAACGTCAAAGATAATTCACAACCAGCACAGCCAATTCACGTGCATAAAGCGACAGCGAAATTGCTTGCACGTGACCCACAGTACTTTAGCAAGCTGTCAAAAAAGCGTAAACATATACCAGGCGGTGGCTATCGAGATCCAGAAGTAGCACGTGCAGCCGCTAATAAGCGATGGGCTGGCCATAAAAAAATGAGAGGAGATGAGTAGAATGAAAAAGCGACTAACCAATACGACAGTTTATGAACCTAATAATGATGTAAAACTAAAGGTGGTGAATAAACCTCTTGTAGACCCTGACACTGGCGAGCAGTATGGGTATGATACCGTCGTTACAATTACTGTTACACGCAAGTTACAGCCAAAAGAGTTGCGATTTAGTAGTGATGACGAAATTGCTGAGTTTATGGCACAGGTTGATTATGACGAATCACAACAGAGGTTGTTATAGGTCTTAGTTATGAAAGTCAACGGTAAGAACATCAGAGAACGTATCGTTTCATTGGTTGAAAAGGATCAGCGATACGCCGATGACGACAAACTACTGATTGCCGCAATCTGGTATCAGGAGGGGTGGCAGGATACACGACTGTATGATATGTTAAAAAAGGTATCAAGCCCTGAGAGCATTAGGCGGACACGCCAGAAACTCTCAGAGGAGGGCGTGATCGTACCAAGCAGCGAAACACTGGACGCACGGTACAATGAATATAAGCAAATAAGAGATGATTTAGGATATTAAAGGAGGGATTATGAAACCAACACACAACCTAGTAGTAGGTGAAAGTTATGAGAAAGACGGCGAGCAAAAGACACGCTGGACTAATATTGGTGTATTGATGACTGGCGAGCGTGACGGTAAACGCCGTACGGTTATTAAGCTAAACGTCGTTCCTGTAGGTGACTGGGACGGATTTATCAATGTATTCCCAATTGAAAAAAAGCAGGGTAACACTGCTATCGATGAAGCAAAAGAGGTTATGGGTGTATCAGGGACTGATTCTATTGATGATCCAGTTGATTTAAGTGATATTCCATTTTAAGGAGGTGAAGTATGAATGGATTTTTAGATAAGTTACACACTATCTGGGCAATATTAACAGCACGAAGTTTTCTGGTTATTACAGATAGATGGGACATAGCACGTATTAAGGGTATAGACCTTGATTCTACGCTTGAGCAGTTAGAATCAGCACAAGATACAGTTAAGCAATTTAAACAAAACTTGCAGTTGGATGATATGGAGCAGGGGCGTGAATAAACGCCCCGTTCACCGAGAATATAAAGAGGCAGTGAAGTTGCACCGCTGGCTTGAGGTACGTGGTATCGACCATTTTCATGTACCAAATGAAACTGGTGGTAGCCCTGCACGGGGTGCAATGAATAAGCGAATGGGGGTATCGTCTGGCGTCCCCGACTTTTTTATATTCCACGGCAAGCGTATGATAGCTATTGAGTTAAAGCGGAGCGATGGTGGCAATGGCGCAACAGATAATCAATTGGAATGGTTGCGTAAACTAGCATCATACGGGTTTGAAGCATACGTTTGTAACGGTGCCGATGAGGCCATAAAAGTAGTAGAAAAAGCACCCGAAAACCTTATTTGCAAAAAGTTTTCCACAGACGTAACAGAGGCGGATTGCCCATTTTGAAAAAATAAGAAAAATAATAGCACAAAACTATTGCATATGCTTGAGCGGTGTGATATTATAAATACATAAGATAAGTGTAAAAGAA